TCGCGCCCGTGGCTACGCAAGCACAGGCCGACCGCGAGGCCCGAACAGCGAGCCCAATCTTCTGCTTGGTGAAAATGGCTGGCGCCGTAGATCGCGCTGACGTTCAAGTGCTCGTGAACCGCTAGTCTTTCGTTTACTGAGGGTACTACTATGCCAGTGCAGGGCATCTCCCCCGCGCCGCCGCGAATTTACGCGACATATAGTTTTCAGAACATAGCCTGTACTATTTCAGGCCCCAACGGCTCGTTCCCGCTCGGTGCCGGCTCAGCGTCGGCCGAGGAAGGGATCACCATCGAACCGACCGCCGATCAGGCGACGATGACGATCGGTGCTGACGGCAATGGTATGTATAGTCTCCATGCAGACTACAGTGGCCGCTTCCTGGTGCGTCTTCTGCTGGTCAGCCCTACCAACGCGCTGCTCGGAGCGATGTTCGAAGCGGACCGGAGTTCTGCAGCCTTCTTTGGACGAAACCTTATCGTGCTCACTGATATCGCCCGCGGCGACAACATCACCGGTCAGGGCTGCGGCATTATCCGCGCGCCAAACCTCGTCTACGGGCGAGAAGGCGGAATGCGCGAGTGGACAATTTCCTCTATCCTGATTCATCGGATGCTCGGCAGCGGCGTCGTGCAGACGACGACAGGATAAGGCCGAGAGAGCGAGCCGTGCCAGCCGCGCAGCCGCGTTTGGTAGACCGAGTATCGAGGCCAGGCTGCTCACTCGGTCGTTAGGTTAGTCTGCTACCACCACCCCTTTCGGAGCCTCTCGGCACCGCACATATGGGTGTGCGGTAATCCCGACACCAGAGCTTCGCCTGGTCTCACAGCCGGGCGGAGAGCGAGCGGCGCTTTTCCTGGCGTACTCGTTTCCTCCCTATCACCTTGGGCCGGCGATGAAGCGCGCCGGCCCGCTTCTTTTCAAAGATCAGATCGCACAAAGTATTCTCCAGATTCCGCGACGGTGCTCGCCACAATACTCTGCGGCCACTGTGGTGCGATCGTAAAATCGTTCCAAGTCACGAAGGGTGGCTCAGCAGCCCCGAAAACGTCTCTCTCCAGTTCGCGCGGATACTGTCGCAGCCACATATCGAATTCCGGCTTTGTTAATTTCTTCATAGGCGGTTTCTGGGGTATCTCATCAGAACATGGCAGCGCCATGGCCTCTGGTGCTGCTGGCATCAATCCGCACTTCGTACATTGAAGTCGATTTGATCCTTGAAATTCGATCGTTTCCCACTCATGCGACATCTTCGATACTCCTTTCCTTTCTAGGTGTGATCATGGCCGAAGTCGAAATCAACGGCGTGCACTGACATCCTCCCACCCTGTCGAGCGAGAGTTCCTGAACCGAAGTTGCAGGATGGTTCGCGCTTCATTGCGGCCTGCCTTTCAAGCCGAGGCTCGAACCGGTCTTACGTCCACTCCACGCGCAGACACGGCCTGCCCGGCCGCCAAGATGTTCTTTGCCGCGTTCTCGTCCCGATCGTGCACTACACTACATTGCGGACATGTCCACTCCCGGATCGATAGCGGCAATGTCGAAACGATATATCCGCAGCCGGAACACATTTTCGAGGACGGGAAAAAACGATCGCAACGCCGGATTTCCTTCCCATATCTTCCGGCTTTCTCATTGAGCATCCTCATAACCATACCGATGCCGGCGTCGCTCAAACTGCGGGCGAGGGCGTGGTTCTTGACCATGCCGCGCAGGTTAAGATCCTCGATAGAGATCACGTCGAAGTCGCAGACAAGCCGCGTCGTCAACTTGTGTAGCGCATCTTTGCGGGCGTCCGCGATCTTCTGGTGACAGCGAGCGACGGCGCGCTTGGCCAGCATGCGACGCTTGGAGCCTTTCTTTTTCCGCGCGAGCCGACGCTGCAACAGCGCTAGTTGCGATTGGCGACGGTGCAGATGCCTGGGATTGCCAATTCGCTCTCCGGTCGAGAGTGTTGCTAACCGCGCCACGCCGAAATCTATCCCGACCTCTTGGCCGGTCTGTGGCAGCGGTTCGACTTGGACATCGACAACGAAGCTGACGAAGAATCTGCCGGAGGGTTGTCGGATTACCGTCACGCTCGATGGAGGCGCGGGCAATGGCCGATCCCATTTAATACGCAGAACGCCCAGCTTGGCGAGGATCAGCCGACGATTACTTGGTTCGAATCGAAAAGCCGAGCCCGTATAGCGCGCCGTCGCCCGTTGACTTTTCTTCTTGAAGGATGGGTAGCCAGTCCGTTTCTCGAAGAAATTATTGAAGGCGGCCTGCAAATCGCGCAGGGCCTGCTGAAGTGCCACGCTCGATACTTCGTTGAGCCATGCCGTTTCAACCTTTCTTTTTAACAGCGTCAATTCCCTACCGCTCTCAGCATAAGTCATGCGTATGCCGTCCTTTAAGGCACGGCTCCGCGCTGTGAGGAAATGGTTATAGACGAATCGGCAACAGCCGAAAGTTCGCACCAATCCGCGCTCTTGCTCGAACCGCGGGTAACAGCGGTATGTCCAACGTTGTTGCATCTCAGTAAGTCTACACGAAAACAGCGTCCCGTGTAAACATCGTGCTTACGCCACGAGGCCCTATGAGTGAAATCGAGATCAACGGTGTCCAGTACCTGACGACGCGGCTGGGCGTAATGAAAGCCTGGCATGTCGCGCGCAAGATCTTCCCCTACCTCGTTTCGACCGCGGCCATGGCGCGCGTCGCCCAGGACGTGGCGCTCGGCCACGACGTGCCCCCGGAGAAATTCGAGGGCGCGCTGAAAACGGTCGCCGACTCGATCTCCGGGATGAGCACGAGCGACTGGAATTACGTGATGAATATCTGCCTCGGTGCCGTGCGCCGGCGGGATCCTGGGACCGGCAATCTGCGGCCGGTCATTCAGCTGAGCGGCTCGCCCGAGGAAGAGGCGAACCTGCTCTTCGAGGCCGAATGGGACTGCTCGGTGCCGATCGCGCTCACCATGGAGGTTGCCAACAGCGACGTCGTCCCTTTCTTACCCGGCCTCATGTCATCCCTCTTGGGGCTGAGGCCAGCGAATGGGCTGGCGGGGGAACCGATGATGGCTTCCTCCGCCTCCCTGACGGCCTCGAGTACGTCTTGAGACCGGTCGCTGCCGGCTGGTGCAAGTACGAGTCACTTCTCGACGGCACGATCGGACTGCTGGACATCGGGCTGATGAATGACGCGATCCAATGCCAGATCGAAAATGACCGCATCCGGATCGAGCGCGAGCGCGTGAATAGGTCAGGGTAATGCCGGACTCGATTAAGGACTTTGTCGTTTCTCTGGGGTTCGCGGTCGATAACTCCTCGCTGAACAAGATGCGGGAGTCGTTGAAGCAGACCGAGCAACAGGTCAATCGCTTCAGCCAGAGCACGCACCGCGGCGCTCATCTGTGGCAACGGTTTTTCACTCAATTCTCGAGGGCATCAGGACCGCAGCGAGAGCAGATCGAGATCGCCAACCGGCTCGGCAAATCCTATGAACTTCTCGGGATTAATCTCAAGCAACTCGCTACCTTGGCCACTGGCGGCACCCTCGCGGCCTCCTTTACCAACCTGACCAAAACGTTCACCGACCTCTATTATGCCGCGCAGCAGGCTGGGACATCTGTCGCCGATCTTGAGGGTGCGATGTTCTCAGCGCAGCGGGTCGGGATTCCAGGACAGCAGATGGCGGGGATGATCGCCAATTTGCGCCGCGGGCTGATGGGCCTTGGAGCGCCTGACATCGTCCAAGCGACGATGGGCCTCAATCTGCGGGGCATGGATCCCCAGCAGGCGATGATGGCTTTCGCCCAACGCGCAAGCCAGATGTACCAAGCCAATGCCGCGCAGCGGGCGCTTCTCGCGCAAACGATGTCGCGGCTCGGCCTCCAGATGACGCCTGAGCTCGAAGCCGTGTTCAAGAACCCCCTATTGATGCGCGAGTTGCTCCAGGGCCCACAGCAATATCAGAATTTACTGCAACGGATGGGGCTGACGCCTGAACGAGTTCAGCAAATCGCTGAGCAGTCGCGGGCGCTGACTAATCAATGGAACGAGCTCCTCACCGCAATTGGCCTGGTCCGTGACAGACTTGAGGCAGGATTGCAACCTGTGGCGACGAGAGTTTTAAAATGGATTGAAGATGAAATCATTCAAATAAACGCCTATTTTAAACAAACCGGATTTGATCCTGCAAAGTGGGGTGCGGATATTGGTCAGGCGCTCGCCCACGTGCCTTGGGAAGAGTTAGGGAAAGATGCATCAAAACGATTCATGCAGGGCTTTGTTGACCTCATTAAAGCTGGCGGGCAACAAGCGGAAATCAATGCCGCAATACGACAAGCCATAGGTGACTTTGTCAAAGGATTCTGGGCCGAGGAGGCCCCTCAAATACGAGGCGCCATCGGCCAAGTGCCAGGTGGACAAGCATTCCTGGGGGCGCCCGCTGAGATTGCCGGCGGGTTGGGGATTGCCGGTCGGCCAGCCGCTGAAGCAGGTCCCCCAACAGAGTGGTCCGTAGGCGGATTGTGGGGCTGGTTGTGGGGCGGGTTAAAGTCTCATGACCCGGTGCACATGTGGCGCGGCTGGTGGGGTAGCGGCGACCGTCCGGCGACCCAGCACCAGCTCGGTGGCATCGTCGGCCTGCATGCCGGCGAGCTGATCTTCTCCCAGGACACCGTGCGCGCCATGTCCGACTGGCTCCGCGGCGTCGGCTCCTACCGGCCGCTCGTGACGATCGATAACGTCCAGGACTTCCTGACACAGGATGTAGAGACGCCCCCCGAGGGGGGCCCTACTCTCGTCCCCGGCGGGGCCATGAAACGCTTCCCGCCCGGTGCGCCGGGCTTGGGTGATCCGACTACCGCACTCGGTGCGATCGAGCGTTTCGAGAGCGGCGGCCGCAACGTCATTAACTACATGGCCGATGCCATGCACACGGCCTCCGGCTTCTGGCAGATCACCAACACCACCTGGCGGCAGGCCGCGCAACAGTATGGCATCCCCGCAGCTTTGGCATACACGCGCGCCATGGACGCTCCGCGGGAGCTTCAGCAGGAGGTGGCAAGCGCCCTCTATCAGCGCGAAGGCTTCAGTCCTTGGGCGCCCTACAACGCGCGCCTGCGCGGCTTTCTCGAAGGGCACCCCGGGTTCCCCGTAGGGTATGAAGGGCGCCATCCGCTGATGACAGCCCAGCTTCCTCCGATGAGGCTCCCATCGGCGGCACCGTTGACTACGACGAACAACACCTGGAACACCGGCGGCAACCGCTCGCTCTCGGTCGACAACTCCACCACGGTTCACATCGTCGGCAGCGATGGCCTCGCCACGGGTGGCCTGCTCAACTCGGTGATCAGCCGGCAGAACGCCGATTTGATTCGCAGTCTTTCTCCAACGGTTCTTTGAGTGCATGCCCCAAACAGTCGCCATCGTCCCGCAACGGCGGAGCATCGGCAACATTGTCGCCCAGGTGACCATCCGAGAAAGTTACCGCAATGACATGGAGATCACAGAACACCCGGTCGAAAACGGTGCTCAAATTTCTGACCACGCCTATCTTCGGCCGCGCGTGGTCGAGCTCGAAATCGGGTGGGACGGCACTCACAACCCTGCCGATGTTTTCGCCCAGCTAAAAAATCTCCAAGCCACCCGAAACCCCGTCACGATTTATACAGACCGCGACGTGCTGCCCAATATGCTCGTCGCAGGCATAGCCACGGTAACAGATCAGCGCACAGCCTACTCTTTCATTGCCATCGTGCAGCTCCGCCAAGTCAATCTCGTCTCGACGCAAAGCACAACCATATCTAGCGGCTTCGCCGGATCGGCAGCTTCAGCCCTTCCCGAAACAACTACGTCTTATGTTGATAACGGCGCTGAGAGCTTGATGGACGGCACTCATCTGAATCAGAAGTCGCCGACCTGGCAATCGCTTTCGGCTACCGATGACGACATCAAAGCAGCCCTTGGGGGCACTCCATCCAGACCGACAGTACCATTGGGGGGCGGCGAACTGTTCCCAACGCCACCTACACCTCCCCTGATTCCCCAGCCGATTTAAATCCCCGCGATGGGCGCTATCTTCGAAATTCCATTGAAGTCAGCCACACCGCAGAAGCTACATGTGAGCCTCGGCGCCACTGATTTCACCCTGTGGCTTACATGGAACACTCAAGCCAATGGCGGCGCTGGCCTCTGGATGCTGCAGATCGGCGACACTAACGAAACGATCCTCGTGTCTGGCATTCCTTTGGTGACGGGAAGCAACCTCCTCGCCCAATTTCATTATCTCGGTATTCCGGGCTCTCTCGTCTGCCAAGGGGCCGGTGACCCCGATAGTCCACCAGCATGGGCGGATTTGGGTGTTGGGAGTCATCTGTTTTGGGTCGGGCCGTGATCGTCAATGGAATCCTTCGGACTTCATCTGCTCAAACTCGGCCTGAACAATAATACGAGCGATTGCCTCGTCGACATTGCATTGCTGGGCAGCAATAGCCTGTGCTGACCAACTCGAGTGAGGAAAGTGGTAAATGCGGTCTAGGATTGCGCCGACGTTATTTTGGTATATCTCGGCCGCAGTCCTGGGATGATCATACCCGATAAGCGCGCGAGTTATGCCGCGGATACATCCTGCAGGATTTTGGCGGGCATAACTGTCGTCGTGAAAACGTTTCACCTGCGCCTGACTGCCCGGGACGACTAACAAGGAGAGTGCCGCACCCGCGATTATGAGTCCAACTCGGTTCATGATGGTGTTCCTTCTGATGATTTCAACGAGTGGTGACAACGTCTTGCCTGATGTCCAGGTACAGGCGACACCTATAACGCAGACGCAGGCAGTTATCCCGCAAGGCACTTCACAGTGGTTGCGGCGGTGGTCGCTGACGGTTTGGGGAACCCAGACCGGAGGTCCCGTGCTCGAGCTCAGCGCCGGGGTTGGCGGCCCCGGACAGAATACGGCCACCAGCATTCCTATTACGAACCCTCAAGGGCAAATCCTCAGCGAAGGCCTGAGAATGCAGTTCCAGACCTTCGCTCTCGACGGTAACGAGCAAACGTTCATTCCCAATCATGCCGTCATCACCGTCTATAATCTCAGCAACGCCACGGCACGACGAGTCCAAAACAAAGAATTCAGCTACGTTGTCCTGCAAGCTGGGTACTCAAATGGTCGTTATGGCGTGATTTTCAACGGTCAAATCAAGATGACCAAGCGTGGCCGTCGCTCGGCCGTCGACACCTACCTGATCATTTACGCTGCCGACGGTGACTTCGCGCTGAACCAGCAACCTCTGGATCCAATCGTGTTCCGGCGTGGCTCGGAACTAAAGGATCGCGTCAACGGACTGCAGCAGCAAATCGCCAAAAACGGTGTCGACGCCGGTGAGCTTCCCTCTGATTTGCCTGGCGGCGTCTTGCCCCGAGGGAAGGTGCTTAACGGTGCGGCGAATGCTGGCCTCGACGTTACCTCTCGCGGGTTTTTCAGTTGGTCGATCCAGAAAGGTAAACTGCAATATGTAAAGCCGAAAGGTTACTTGCCCGGTGAGGCGATCGTCCTCAACGCCCATTCAGGTTTGATCGGCATGCCGGAGGTCACCGAGCAGGGCGTCTTTGTCACCGCACTTCTCAACCCCGCAGCCAAGGTGCGCGGGCTGTTGAAAATCAACAATGGTGACATCAAAACCGGCGAGCCGGCGGCACCACAAGTTACCGGTTTCTCCCCTGGTGCGGCAACCACTGGTGGGCTTGTCACCGGGTATCCCAGCCCCAGCAGCATCAATGCTTTTGCGTCGACCGATGATGATGGCACTTATGTCATCTTCTACGTCGAATATGAGGGCGACACCCGCGGCACCGCCTGGTACATGAAAATCATGTGCCTCTTGCTCAATGCCGCTACTGCCGAACTCATTGCTGGCGCCGACCCAACACCGCAGTCGGTCGACCAGGCTTTCGACAATTCGCTTTCCGGCGGACAGGGGACTCCAGCGAGTTAATCCATGCCGTTGCAGTCAGAATACCTCAATGAGCAACAACTCGAAATCGCTATTCGCGCCGGTCATGAGCTGGTCAAAAGCCAGATTTGGATATCTCTGCCAGCCAAGATCGTCAGTTACAACGATCAAGAGCAAAGTTGCGTGGTGCAACCGCTTATTCAGCAAAAAGTGCGTCTGCTCGACGGTACATTCAAAGACCGCGACATGCCGCAGTTTGTCGATCTTCCGGTTCAATTCCCGAGCGGTGGCGGCTGGTCGATCACCTTCCCGCTGAAGCCAGGCGACGAGGGGACCATGGAGGTTCAGAGCCGCTGCATTGATAATTTCTGGCTCCAACCATCGCACGCGCAGGCAAGTGCTTCCGGATCCTGGCCCCAGGCCGAAATGCGAATGCACGACCTGAACGATTGCTACTTCAAACCCGGCGGCCGCTCAAAGCCGCGGTGGCTTCAGAACGTCAGCACGACGTCGATGCAGTTGCGCTCCGACGACGGCGCCACCGTTATCGACATCGCCGATGGACACATCATCCTGACTGCGACGACCGTGACGATCAATGGCCAGCTCAACGTCACCGGCGCGGTAAATGCGGGCACCGACGTCACTGCAGGCAACCAGACGGTCGGCGGGGATGGTGCGGCCCTCCTCGCAGTGTCCGTGCCCGGGGTCGTCAGCCTTGCGTGGTCATCGCTCGCCGGCGGGACACTCAACGTCAATACGTCACTCCCGACCCTTGTGCGGACCGTGGGCGACATCTTCAACATTTCCGGCGCGGTGAACATCGGCGGGACCGCCGGCAACGCCCTCGTCAACGGCGCGTTCACCGTGAACTCGTTCCTGCACTCGCAGAGCTTCACCGCTTTGCTGCCGGCTGTGGCCGGTCAGATCGGCACGATCGGCGGCGCTCCCGTCTTGTCCTCGATCGTCAGCCTGCTCAGTCACTTCCACCACGGCGTCCAGACGGGTTCGGCCATCTCGGAACAACCTGTCACCGGAACATAGCCTCTCGCGGACCCGGCGACTTGTTGGGGCTCTTGCATCTCACCCTTTAATCATGTCGCCGCGGCCCGCGAGGCCCAAAGAGGAGCACTCATGAAATCAGGTGTTGCGTCGCTCGACCGGCTGCTGAATGCCGAGCCAACTCCGTACGCCAATCCTGAGCCGACAATTCCGCGCGCGTCTCAAAACTGCACAAATTGCGACAGCCTGTATCGAGACCCGAGCGGCGCTCTCCAGTGCCATTTGAACCCGCCATTATCGGTGTTTACCGGTCGTTTCATTGTCCCACAGGGATCGCTGATGATTGCGCATAGCGAGACTCAGGGTTCCGTCAAAGGAGTCCCCGAGATGATCGCAACGATACCTCCAGCATTCCCGAATTACCGGTGCCGCCAATGGCTCCAGATGCAGCCTGATCACCCCGATCTGCAGCCTCAGCTGCCGCAGGCGACACACTTCCCGTCCGACAAGGCGCAGTGACTACCCCGTCTTACTCCGCTGGTGCCGCTGCTGATTGTGCCCTAAAAGAAAAAGGGCTAGGCCGAAGCCCCGCCCTAATCCACCAATAGGCGATACGTCAATGATGTGTGCCAGTCTGGGAGCACCATCCTATTTTAATTCCGTGTTTGAATCCGTAGGTATTGGGCAAAGTTACGTCCAGACAGGTCTCGTAATCGACCGTCACCGCTTGGTTTTCCACCCAGTAGACCCAAAGGCCGCTATGTTGGCCCGTTGTTGTATCCCATTCTTGACACACTTGGTGATTTATCCACGTGCCCGACGTGCACGGGCCGTTGTAATAGGACATATATACCCCCGCGCTAGGGTAGCCTTGGGCGTGCACCACCACAGATGATGCCGTAGCAACAATCGCCGCCAGCGCACAGCCGGCAACAAGGTTCGTGAGTTTCATCTGTTATCCTCTGAGGAAATTGCCACCCAGATCGGGTGACGCAGTATTGTCGCACGCGAGCCGTCATTGAGGCGTCCTGATTGGCGTCAACGGTGCGTCAAAACTTCGTCAAAAAGGCGTCAAGCTGTTCGGGAAAGATCCAATGACGCTCAGGGTTCGCGCTCTCGACCCGGTCACTGGCGATTACCAGATATTCCGCGGTATACCGGCGGAATTTCTTGTCGATAGCCCGGAGGCCGTCGCCCAAAAGATTTTGACCCGCCTCAACCTGTGGGCTGGGGAATGGTTTGAAGATCTGTCTGCTTACACGCCTTGGCTTCAGCAGATCCTCGGCCGCCACGCGAGCGCGCCGCCGGCGCCAGGACAAGCTCCGACGGTCGGCACGGTCTACGACATGGCGCTCAAGACCGTGATTGCGAACACGCCCGGCGTCTCGCAGTTGCTCAGCTACTCCAGCTTCCTTGACGGCGCCTCGCGCGCGCTCGCAGTCGAAGCCACGGTGATGACGATCTTCTCGACCACATCGATCACGATCACCACGGCCGTGCCGCTCGTGCCGCTGCCTTAAATCCTTGGTTTGGCATGCGTCGCATCGCAGGACAATTTTGGTAATTAGTCAATGCCAACTTTCCCCCTATCAAGTTTGGCTGGGAGCATAAGCAGTGGTGGTTATAGTGCTCCATCGTATAGCGATATAACGTCGTCAGTCCAAGCGTCGGCTCAGGCAATATTCGGAAGCGATATTAGTTTAGCCCCCGACGATCAAGATTGGCAATGGGCGGCAGTTATTTTACTTGCGCTTAGTCAGGTAAATGATTTAGTGGGAGCTGCTTACAACTCCTTTTCACCATCATTTGCTGTCGGGGCCGGATTAAGTTCAGTTGTTAAAATAAATGGCTTACGCAGGCAAGCATCTAGTAATAGTTCGGCAGTAATAGAACTCGTCGGGGTTGCCGGAACTCAAATTATAGGCGGATTTTTATCGGACGTAAATAGAAACGCGTGGTCTCTTCCGTCTAACGTTGTAATTCCCTTTTCTGGAGCAATAGAGGTTACTGCGGTCTGCGCATCGCCAGGCAGCATTGCCGCGCCAGCTGGTTCGATCAATGTCATCACAACACCCGTACCAGGCTGGCAGACGGCCACGAACCCCGAGCCGGCTATCCCGGGGGCCCCGGTCGAGACCGACGCACAGCTGCGCCTCAGACAGGCTGCGTCGACGTCCGCGCCGGCCAAGACGACACGCGCCGCTATCCAGGCGAACATCGAGCAGGTTACCGGCGTCACTTACGCTCACGTCTACGAAAACAGCCAGGACGCGCCGGATGAGGCCGGCATTCCAGGCCACTCGATCGCTGCAGTCGTCGCTGGTGGCGACGTGACCGCTGTTGCCACGGCAATCGCCGCGATCAAGTCGCCCGGCACTGGGACCTTCGGCACCACGCAGGTCGTCGTGCTCGACAGCCAGGGCGTCCCGGATAGGATCAATTTCTTCGAGCTCGCCGAGGTCCAGATCTACCTCACCATCACTCTGGTGCCGTTGCAGGGGTTCCTTTCCGCCACCGGCAACCTGATCGCCGCGGCGGTCTCGACCTACATCAGCGGGCTGGGTGCCGGGGCGGGTGTCTACCCGAGCAAGCTGGCCTCGCCGGCGAACCTCGAGGGGAGTGCCGCTGTAACGTCCTCAGGGCTCTCGCAGGCGCAGCTCGAGGGCCTTAGCGCCACCTACATCGTCCAGTCGATCCTCGTCGGTCTGGCGACCTCCAACATGCAGCAGACGCCACTCTCGATGCTGTTCTACCAGGCACCCACCTGTCCGGTGGCGAACATCGTAATCTCACCGGTGCCTGCGGCATGACCCGACCACTGCTTATTATCATCGGCCTATTCCTGGCGTCTTCGGCGATGGCGCAAACATGCGACCGACCGGCCCGCTGACCGATAGTTTTTTCCTCAACCTCGTCCCCTCGGAGAACAAGAACAACCCGAAGTTCATGGCGTGGCTCGAGGTGTTCGTCGCGGCTTTGGTTGACGCCGGCAACGTCGCCAGCCAGCTGCAGACATGCTTCGACCTCGACGACGCCGTCGGCGACCAACTCGACAAGACCGGTGAATGGATCGGCCTCACGCGCTACATCACCGAGCCCCTGAATGTCGTCTACTTCTCGCTCGACACGCCTGGGGCCGGCCTCGATCAAGCCGATTGGTTTGTCTCGTCCCCCTACGATCCCGCCCCGGTCCAGGTCGTCACCCTCGACGACGTGCACTACCGCACCTTGCTCAAGGCACGGGTCGCGGCGAACAACTGGGACGGCACCATCGAGGGCGCCTATGCGGCGTGGCAGACCCTGTTCGGGCCCGAGGGCTACCAGATCCTGATCCAGAACGTAGCTCCCGCCAGCGTCCCCTGGTTCGCGCTGGACACTTCCGGAGACGGCCTCGACGAGTCCGCCTGGTACGACGGTTCCACGGCCGCGGTCTCGGATGGAATGCACATCATCCTGGGGCTCGTCGGGCCGCCGGTCGACCCGCTGACGCAAGCGCTCTTCACTGGCGGTTATCTCGACCTGGTGCCCGCCGGCGTCACGGTCGACGCCTACGCGACGCAGGGCATCCCCGGTTCGCCGATGTTCGCTCTGGACGTCGGTCCGACCGCCCCCGGCGTCTACACCAGCCCACCGGTCAACCTCGCCGGCCTCGACATCGGCACCTGGGCGGCTTTCACGCCGCCGGTTACCTCGGTCCTGAGCGGCATCCTCGGATCTAGCCTCGGGCAGGGATCGGCTGTCGCGGCCGGGGCTTCCGCCGCTGCGGCGGTCGGGAGTGCCCCCAGCCGTGGCGTGGCGGTCTCGGGCCCGCGCGGTGCCGCCAGCGGCGTTTCTTCCGCTTCAGCTGTCGGCGCAGGCTTCGGCATCGGCGTCGGCACTGCCGCTGGGGTATCGTCTGCGAGTGGGCCATAACCGTTTCTTTCACAAATTTGTTGTTCTCCCCATGTCATCCAGCGATTTTTGCGGAGATTTTGTTCGGCCGTCAAATATTGCAAATTCCAGGGCACATGAAGGCCAGATATTCTATATCCTTCAGCGGTCCGCCCTCTTAATGGTATCACATGATCTACGTGATACCCAGCAGGGCATTTCCTATACACTTCTTTAAGACTGAGTGCAGAAACCCATTCGGGTCGTCCTTTTGCTGCTCTTCGAGCGGCATCGTAATGCCGACTCTTATCTGGATGCTCAGCTAACCACTTAGCCCAAATAAGGGGACTTACTCGGTATTTCACTGGAAAACCATGTAAACGCGGACATGTCGGGCCGCGATTGGTGTCAACCTGTCAATGTGTTCAATGTACGCGATTGTCGTACAAGAAGTGGCGGCGTGAAAATCGCGAAGCATATAATGCAGCGAAGAGAAGACGTGAGCGGAGAACAACCGCCATAAAGAGAGCGCTACTTTTCTGCTCAGAATCATCCCATGATTATAAGGACCTACCGTGGCTGGTACCAATGATTTTTTGCCCTTCGCTACCGGCGCCGGGGCGAATGTGCTGACGCAGGCCCAATATGCCGCCTTGGCTGCTGTGACGCAGGGCTTCGGTGCAGGCCTCGCGGCGTCCAACCAGTTCAACAAGGTTTGGCGCCAGTCAGCTTTTGTCTCGGCAATGATCGGGCAGTTCATCAACGAAGTCGGCAACCTCGATGCGCTCGACAACGGTAACCTGGCCCAACTGCAGACCAATTTCATCGCCGCTTTGCGGCTCGCCGGCCCGCGCATCCCTCTGCTGGCCCCTACCTCATTCTATGTCGATGGAAGTTTTGGCAACGATGCCAGCCCGGGCACGAGCACCGCGCCATGGCAAACCCTCGCCAAGGCAGTCACTGAACTAAAGTCACTCGACATGAACGGTCAGGTGGTGACTGTTTACTGTCAGAATGCGTTTGCCACAGGGCTTGTGGTCTCAGGGCCTTTTGTGGGAGCGGCACAAGGCGGCCCAAGATTTACCTTTGAGGCCGGGTCATCGATTACAGATCCTACCGCTAATGCAATTCTCGTGTCAGAAGGTGCGACCATCACGATCAATGGTCCGGTCACCTTGTCGGCTCCCAATACTGTTTCGGGGCCCCCGGGCACGGGGTTCCCGGACTATGCTGCCATCGGGATGGGGTTATACACGTTTTCCGGTGGCGTAATCAACATGACTGGGGGTCTTAACTTTGGACCGTGCGGTGTTTACCACATGAACGCTGACACCGGCATTATCAGAATAGACGGATCCTATACGGTGTCGGGGAACGCTCAGGCGCACTGGATCGCGGCGCATGCGGGTATATTGACCGTGCCGGCGGTGCTCACCGGCTCCCTCATGGTCACTGTGTCATTCACAGGCGCTCGCACATTCTCGTCATCATTTGCCATCGCGACTAATGGTGGCCTAATCATATCCTCATCTTCCACCACCCAATTCTCTTTTCCCTCGGGTGTTGTCGGTCCCCGATACCTCGCAACCCTCAATGCTGTCATTGACACCGGCGGGTCAGGACCGTCATTTTTCCCAGGCAATGCCACCGGCACCACTGCCAACGGGGGACAGTACATTTAACCCGCCCCCTAAGCGCTGCTCCTCAAAGGCTGCCCGCATCCGGTTCGAGCAGCCTTTTTTTTCATTTCTGCCGCTAGTCGATGCTGTTCAGCGAAAACAGGTCGCTGGGGGTGGTCGTCTCTGGATCCCCGCTCTTCGTCGCCCACTCCTTGTCAACAAAGCGTCCCAGAGTACGCGCCAGGTGATTGGACCTGATGGCCTTCCCGCCTGCAGCAAGGGTGCCGTTGGTGGTCATCCGGTCATAGATCTGAGGCCGTGTAGCGGTGCCGCCGAGCTCGCGCCAAGCCGTCACCACGGCACTCTCATGGGCGGTCATCGTTACTTCGCCGGCAGTTGACGACTGACCCCTGGCCGCCGGCTGCGCTGTCGAGGCGGCACCTATCACAGACGTTAGAGCATATCGCCCGTGTGCGAGCCGCCTGATCTCGCCCTTCCTCTCCAACGACGCTATCGTCGGATCCATCTGGTCGCGGTGTTTCTTTATACCCTTCGCAATTTCCAGGACCGTGAGGCCTTCGGAATTTCCCCTCAGCAGGGCTTTCACCTGGCCGTTGTAGTACCCAACACCCGCGCCCGGACGCCGGCCCGGTTCTCCAGAAGGTGCCGCTTCCGGCACATTCCTGGATGATCCCTCAACAGTGATGATCGAGCCAAGATCCGCAGAATACGCCGAAAGGAACGCGAGCCAGGCGGCTTGCACCGTCCCTCCCCGGCCGGACGAATAGGTCGAGACCTCCTCTATGCACGACGACGCGATCGGCTGAATTGAGGTTGCCATGACGTTTCTCCTTGCTTAACCCTAAAGGGTGATTTGCCAGTCCATGCTGAATTAACCACCTTTGTGAGGTGGTGGCAATGACCGCTATCTACGGGGCCGCAGGCGAAGGCAAACCGTTTCGCGGTCAAGCCGCTCTGCTCTTTGCAGAGGTTGCCGACCATCGAGCCGCACGTCGGACATTTCACGGCCAGGACCTCGGAGACTTGCGTCATGGCAGTTCCCGCTTTTGTTTGGATATCCTTTGTTCCGCAAGATAGCAGAGCAGAGAGCAGTCTATCGCCGCGCTGTCATCTTTCGGTTCGATATCAGCGGGCAGCTCATCGAGCCAAATTGGCGTGTCATCGCTGGCGCGACACGGCGTCCATTTAAGCTCGCGCGATAGTCGCCCCATCCGGGCGAAGTCGTCTGGGAAATGTCGGCGCACGTTCGCCCAATATCCCGGACTGCGCGCCTTGACACAGGTTCGGCAGTTGTTGTGCTTGAAGCCTAGGCGATACATCTCCGGCCGCGCGATGCCCGCACGCTCGACAATGGCTGCGCAATCCGACGCAGATAGACCGAACTCGATCAACGGCGTCAGAAGCATGATCTCGGGATTTTGCTCGCGGAAACGCTCGGCCCGATCTTTCTCGTCTACCGTGAATCCGTACATTTGCGCGTGCGGTTGCCAGTCGCGCTCGAAATCCTGCCGCGGTCGTTTCTTCATTTCGATGGTGCAAGGCGCGCCCTGAATGCCGTTCAGATAGCGGCGCTTCTCCCATACCTCCCAGCAGTCCGCGTATTCCGTGCTTCGGATCTCAATTATCGGGAAGTCGAACCAGCGCTCACAATCGGCAGCGAACCGATCGTTATCCGCGTGCTCATTCGGCACTACGCATCGAACGATCGCGACTTCGTTGCCGCTGGCAAGCGCCAGCTTAGCCATGACGGCCGAAGGCTCGCCGCAAGAGAAGAAAGCCGCCACTCGCATTGTCTTTATGCCATCTCCTCGAATTTCAAAGGCCACGGCCACGGCCGAGTTGACTGACGCTTCAAACCCTCCCTTTCCAGCGTTAGATCCCCGGCGGCAAGGGTAGCCAGCGGATGTGCCAGCCGTCAAAGACAGGATGCGGCGCGGCGCTGGTCGTCTGCGTTTGGTCATTCGGCACGCACAATCTCCTTAAGAGACTTACCACAGTAGCAACAGTATCTCGCGCCGTTCTCGGCTGGCCCTCCGGCAGTAAATACAAAAGCCTCGTCGCATG